CCAGATGCTCCAGATCCAGTGTTATATCCAAAAGAAATTCTATTGTTCAACACTAGAAGATCAGGATACAACGTTAAAGAATACAGACACAATTACATAACCACAACCACTTATCCAGGCTCTGGATCTTCAGGCAAAGGTAACATTAGAGTATCTAATGAATCTGTGTCTGCTTACTTCCCAGACAGATGGGTTTCTAAAAGTGGTAACAATGACAACGGTTCCGGCACATTCGGTAGAAAAGCTGTGAGAAAAGTTATTGTGGCTCAATTGAAATCAGAAATTAATACCAACCAAGCTATCAGAGAAGACCAAAGAGGATTCAACATCATTGCATGTCCGGGATATCCAGAAGTTATAGCTGAATTGATCAATTTAAACACTGACAGAAACAACACAGCATTTGTTATTGGTGACACACCAACGAGATTAGAGGGTACATCTACAGCGATCAGCAACTGGGCCAACAACACAGCCAGTGCGTCTGACAATGGTGATGAGGGACTGATTACATCAAGTGATTATCTTGGTGTGTTTTATCCATCAGGAAGAACCACAGACAACACAGGTAACACAATTGTTGTTCCTTCAAGTCACATGATGCTGAGAGTATTGGCGAACAATGACAACGTGGGATTCCCATGGTTTGCACCGGCTGGTACACGAAGAGGTATTGTGGACAACGCAACTTCAGTGGGATACATTGACAGTGCCACAGGCGAATTTGAACAGATTTCTTTAACTGAGGGCATCAGAAGCAGCATGCACTCTGTTAAAATAAATCCAATCACATTCTTCTCAGGCACAGGTATATTAAACTTTGGTAATTTAACCAAAACTTCAACCAACTCAGCTCTAGACAGAATTAACGTTTCAAGATTGACTGTTTATCTAAGATCACAATTAGATAAGATAGCTAGACCGTTTATATTTGAACCAAATGATTCTTTAACAAGAAATGAAATCAAAGGCGCGATCGAATCGTTCTTGTTAGAATTAGTGGGTCAAAGAGCATTATATGACTTCTTAGTGGTGTGCGACGAAACAAACAACACTGCCACAAGAATTGATAGAAATGAACTGTATGTGGACATAGCAATTGAGCCTGTGAAATCAGTTGAGTTTATCTACATACCTTTAAGAATTAAAAACACAGGAGAAATAGCTAACTTGGGTGTATAACTCTCGGTAAATAAAAAGGAACAAAAATATGGCAATCTCAACATTAAGTAAATTTACAGTACCACTAGCAAACGATCAGAGTTCAGCATCTCAAGGTTTATTGATGCCAAAACTTCAGTATCGTTTTAGAGTAATACTTGAGAACTTTGGCGTATCCACACCAAGATCAGAGTTAACCAAACAAGTTATTGATGTCACAAGACCCAATTTAACTTTTGACGATGTGACACTGGATGTTTACAACTCAAGAGTTTACCTAGCTGGCAAACACACTTGGGAAGCTATCACATTAAATTTAAGAGACGATGTCAACAACTCTGTTTCTAAATTAGTTGGCGAACAAGTTCAGAAACAATTTGATTTCTTTGAACAGGCTTCAGCAGCATCAGGTATTGATTACAAATTCACCACTAGAATTGAAATGCTAGATGGTGGTAATGGCGCATCTACCCCAGGCGTGTTAGAAACTTGGGAACTTTACGGCTCTTATGTTAATTCAGTAAACTACAACACTCTGGCTTATGCCACATCTGATCCAGTTACAATCACTTTATCAATCAGATATGACAACGCAGTACAAAACTCCACAAGGCACAGGAATTGGCACAGCATTAACAAGAACTATAGGTTCATTAAGCACAGGCGGCGGTATATAATTCAACATTTCGTTTATAGCAAAAGAGGCGCCTTTAACGGCGCTTTTTTTGTGACTATAAATATAGGGTATGCCAAGCATTAATAATTTCTTATCAGGATTCAGCAACGGTCTTCCAGGCATGAAAGACTTCCAACATGCCAGTCGATTATACACTGATGATAATTTTAAATTAGCACCCAAACAAAAATTCCTTTTCCACGTGGTGTTTGATATAGACAACACTGTGCCCGCCAGAGCATTCACGACCAACGAAAGATTAGAACTCAACATGTTGGTCAAGAGTTGTGAGTTGCCCAAGTATGACATGAATTTAGAAGAAAAATTACAATACAATAAAAAAATATATGTGGGAACAAGGATCAAATATTCTCCCGTGACCATAACTTTCCATGATGACAATGCTGACACTGTGAATGCATTTTGGAAATCCTATTACGAATACAACATATCAGATTCTCTGTCAGTGGCCAATGCTGGTGGTGTTAACACAACCAAGGACAATGCCTATGAATTATTACAGGCATCCACACAGTTTGGTATGGACAATGCACAGAAAAGAAGACAACCATTCTTAAAAAACATAACCATATTTGCATTACACAAAAAAAGATTCACATCATTCACTCTGGTCAATCCTGTGATTGGCTCTTTCAGCCACGACAATCTAGATCAGGCAGACGGTGGTGGCGTAATGAGCAACACCATGCAGATATTCTACGAGACCGTGCTGTACGGTGTGGGATTGGTTAAACCATCTGTGGCAGGAGGAGGCAGAGGCATACCGGGATTTGCAACTGTGCATTATGATCTAGAACCATCTCCATTGAGTGTGCTGGGTCGAGGTACCACATCTATATTTGGTCCGGGCGGCATCGTGGATGGCATAGGCAGTGTGATCAGTGACGTGCAGAACGATAATTTCAGTGTGGGGACTATATTGACCGCTGTCAACACCTACAACAATGCCAGGAAGATCAAAGCCAAAGAAGCTGTCAAAGAAGAATTAAAAGGCATCGTGAAAGAGGGTGTGATCGAGATCGGCAAACAGGCCGGAACCATAACCAATCCCGTGGGCAATTTTTCTGTGGGCAATGCAGCAGTGGCAGCAGTGGCAGTGGGAGCAACACTGGCCAGCGCCAAGGGATTGATCGATAATAGAACAAATAAAAATAACACTGTGATCTCAAATCCTGTGATAGACACTAGGAATTATCTCAGCCCCACAGAATCTTTCAACCTATTAGAAAATAATTTATCAGCACGAAATCAAGTGGCAGCCAGTATCTATTATAAACTCGTTGGTTCTAGGAAAGGATTGAACATAGCACAGAGTGATGTGGAATACACAGCAGCCAGCGCATCCACTAAAAATATTTACAGGAGCAGAGCATTGACTGACATAACTAAATTAGTCAACGAAGGCTACATCAAGATCAACAGAGTCACCAATGAGGTATCAATAGTGGCTGAGAGGGCAAGACTATAATGGCTGAATTCTACACAAATCTACCACAAAAAGAAAAAGATCGATTACAAAAAACAATCGATTCTCTGAGACAAACTCAATATGTGGAACCTTTCCAGTTCAACGCCAATGACTATGATGCGACCGTGGGATTTTTTGTCAAGAGAGGCTTTGACCGACAACCAGCAGAAGAGACTGCTTATGTTATACTGCAACAGGCCAAGATAGATTCAGTGCCAGTGACGCAGATATTAGATGTATTAACTGATGCAACTCCAGCACAGTTGAGTGAATTGATCACAGTGGTGCTCAATGCCAATAGATATAAGACCAGCAGATTGGGTGTCAGGAACACCAGAACCAGCAAAGACACAGTTTCAAGAAATATCAAGGCCTAATGAAATTCGCCAGAGGGAAATTCTCAATGAAGAATCCTGCCAAGTATGTGGGAACAAAATCTCCGACCTATAGGAGCAGTTGGGAACACTCATTCATGCGACTGTGTGATGAGCATCCAAATGTTTATCAGTGGGCCAGTGAAGCCATACAGATACCCTATCGTCATCCACTCACAGGCAAATACACAATCTACCTGCCAGATTTTTTCATAGTTTATGTGGACAAGGATGGCCTTAAACATGCAGAATTGATAGAGGTAAAACCCATGAATCAAACCACCATGGAACGTGCTGGTAAAAGTTCCGGCAGACAGAAACAGGTAATTATTAATACAGCCAAATGGGAGGCTGCCACTGCTTATGCTCGACAGAATAGAATTACTTTTAGAGTATTAAGTGAGGAACAATTATTCCATCAAGGCAAACGCAAGTAAATATCAAACATGACACGCAAACTGGAAGACATCCTCAATTTACCAAACGTCAAAGAAGCATTCGCTAAGGTAGATGCCAAAGAGAAATCTCGAGATGACAAAGACAAACCCACCGTACCCAAGAATGTGGATCCGCAAACTGCCAAGGCACTGGAAAAAACTTACCAGGAATTTGACAAGATAGCGGCATCTCTGCCTCAGGTCAAAGGCTTGGGAGATCTAAGTGACCTAGAGTTAGACAAACTGGCCATGGAAGCAGAAGAGAGCTACAAGAATCTAATGGATTTGGGCATGAATGTGGACAGCAGATATTCGGGACGTATTTTTGAGGTTGCCAGCTCTATGTTACGCAATGCTATAGACGCAAAATCACAAAAAATTGATAAAAAATTAAAAATAGTAGAACTACAACTTAAAAAGTTAAAAATAGATAAAGATGGGTCGGATGACGGCAATGAACCGGTTGAAAGCGAAGGCATGATCATCAGCAACCGCAACGAGTTAATGAAGAAACTGCTCAACAAAGACTAAATACTGCATTATGACAGACTTTACTCAATATCTAGCAGAATCAACTAAAGAATACAACTACAAAATTAAAGTAGCTGGCGATCTAAGCGAAGATTTTGGTTCTAAATTAG